GACCAGCGGGCGGCAACGCGCGTCAGGCAACGTCAGCTTCTTGTTGGCGGTCCAATCGGCGGCGGCGCTCGCGCCGCGCCCGCCGACGACGACAAGGTTGGGATCAACGAGCCAAAGATAATTGAACAGCGCTTGACAATCGGCGTTGGCGCGTTCGGTCGCGCCCGAAGTCGCCGACCCAATCGTAAGGGCGTTCAACCGCACATAACCGGCGAGAACGCCGACGCCGTGGCGGTGGATCATGTTGCCGGTCTGGATCAGTTGCGTCGGATCAACCGGCGTGCCGCCGCCGCCGCCTGCCGATGGCCCGATCACCAGCACGCTATCGGCCGCCAGTTGCGTGACGCCCGAAGCATCCTGCAACCGGATTTTGACCGTGCCGTCGGCGACGAAAAATTGCGGCACCCGCCCGGCCGCGTCCAACGTCATCGGGTACGGCATCTTGATGGTCAGCGCCGTATCCTGAAAAGCATCCTGCGGCGTCGAGACCGTGCCCGCCTGAATGATAAAGAGAAGCGCACCAGCCAGCGGTTTGCCGAACACGTCAAACTGTTGCGTCATCGATAGCGGGATGGTGCCTGCCATGCTTGCCCCAATAAAAAAGCCCGCTTGCGCGGGCTTGGTGGTGCCAGGAATTGAGAACTTACTTGCCGGATACGTCCGGAATGTCGTGAGCGATGCCGAGCGTGGTTGCGGTGTTGCGCATATTCCGCACCGACAATCGCGCGGCGGCGGCGTTCGCCAGACTTGGAACGTCCTGCAACCGCTGCATCTGTTTTGCGAAGCGTGACGCACTCGCGGCCCCTTGCGGAGTTGCGAGAAAATTCGCGAACTTGCGGCCAACGAACCAGCCGCCCAACAGCTTGACCGGGCCTAACAGCGCCCCGGTCGCCGCCGCCGCCGCCACGGTCGCGACCTTGGCGAAATTGACCGTGTGTCCCGATCCGGTTGGATTGCCGAACCGGCGATGCACTTCGTCAAATGTTCTGGAAGCGTCGGCGAGTTCATCCAGCGCGCGGACATGCGCGCCGTCACCGAACAAAACAGCTTTCGCCTGCGGATTGACGTTCTGTATCCATTCCTTGGCGAACACGGCGGGCGAAAATTCGCCCTTTACCCCGGTGCCCAATCGGCGAATGAACGTGTTACGGAAATTGCCCCGCAACTCCGGAGGAAGGCTATTCATCACCTTTGCCAGTGTGGCGATATCCTTGCCGCCGCCCTTCGACTTGGCGTAGCCTTCGATTGCATTGTACACCGCTTCGGGGGCTTTTTCGCCCCGGCCGAGCACCCGATCAGCCAATTCCTGCAACGGGCCTTTTTGCACTTCGGTCGGCACCGGCTTGTTGGCCTTGTTGAGTGCGGCGGTTTGTTCGCGCGCCCGCTCCGCTGCGGTCAGCACATTGGCGTGCCGCTCCATCAAGGCTTGATCCTGCGGCGTGAAAACGCGCGCCGCCAGATCGCGCCCCGGCCCGCGCGTAAACTTGAAAACACCGTCTTGGATTTGCGCGGCGGGACGAACTTTTTCGCTGCCCTCAACTGTACCGGCTAAATGGTTCCAGAAGCCGCCCCGCACCGCTTGCACCACGTTTTGATGGTTGGGATGGTCGCCGGTCGCGGCATAAATACTGTCAAGCAACGGCCCGGCCCTATCAGGATTTCCGGTCAGCGCCTTCGCAATCTCATTAGGGCCAATGTGTTCGCCCGGCTCGCCGCGCACCATCTTGTTGATGGTCTTGCCTGCGGGATCGTCCGCATTGTAACCGAACCGCTCGCGGAAATCGCGATTGAGCGCCCGCGCCCGCTGAAACGCCGGGAGCGCGTTAGGATCGCTGCCATCCATCAAATGGTTTTCGACCGCCCGGCCATGCCAATCGTCAAACGCGCTGATGATCCGGCTGGCGGCGCGCCGATCCGCGTCATTGTCCGCACCCGAGGCATGAAAGTTGAGGTCTTGCCGCAGTTGTTCAACCCTCTGCATGCTCTGCCCGGTCGCATCGGCGTCGGCGGCAGTGCCCCCGCCGTTGATCGCTTCCTCTTGCGCGTTCGCCACGCGGTTTCGTGCATCGAGGGAGAACCGTCGCAGTTTTGCCAGCATGCCGCGCGAGGCTTTCGCCGCTGCGGCGCTGGTATCGACCGTGCCCTGACCGCCCCTGTCCGATCTTAAATCCGCAAGCACGCTTCGGTGGGCGTCGGCGTTGGCGTCGTCCAACACCGTTGCGTCGAGACCGCCCGCCTCACGATAGGCGGCATCCTTTGTATTGCGGGCAATGTCGTGATTGGCGCGCACGGTGTCGAGGCTGGTTTGGCCCATGTCGGTCGTCGGCGTGTTGCCGACTTGCTGGCCGGTTTCCCGCGCGCTCTGCGCCTCAAAACCGGCAATGGCCCGCTCGCGCGCCTGATTGGTTTGCTCCCAATTCGCTTGGGCGGCTGCATCGGCCTGTTGTGCAGCCTGTTCCGCCGCCCTCGTCTCGGCTTCCGCCGCGCCGCCAATCTCGCCGCGAATATCGCTCGCGACATTCTGCGGCGTCCGGTAGTTGCCGAGATCATCGGCTACGGCATTGCGCGCCTCGCCGAACTTTCCGGGGACGGCTTCAATGGCCCTGCCGAGATTGTCCCCGATGAGCGGGATTTTAGACAGCACTTGTCCGGTCTGTTGCAGCGCCCGGTTTCCGGTTGTCAGCGCTCGCGGCTGGCTTTCGACCGCTTCGCGCACCGCCGCCTGTGCTGGCTCCAACGGCACTGGCGGCGGCCCCGGTGGCAGCGGCGGCGGCCCCGGTGGCGGCGGCGGCTCCGGGGGCAACTCATGGAAGGGCCGCGACACATCGGCCGCCCGGCCAATGTCACCAACGCCCCGCGTAATTCGAGACAGGGCCGCCTCGCCGCCGCTTGCCAGCATCGAAACGTCGAGCGCAAACCCGGCCGGATCGGTCGCGATGGTACGCTTTAGCGCTTCCTCGCTGCCGTAACGATCAACAAGCCCCTTCCAAAGCCCGGCCGGAATTCTCTTGAGCATGTCGGGGTCGTTGTAGATGGCCTTCCCGGCATCAACCGCCATCATGGCGGGCGCGCTGGGGCCATATTTTGCAACATAAGGCGCGGTGGTTTTGATGACACCGGCCGCCTGCCCGACCATGCCCGCCGCTGCGTCGTAAGCGCTTGACGGGATGTTTTTCAGCGCTTCAAGCGGAACGTCCGACCATGCGCGCGGCTTTTCCGGTTCGGTCGCGGGTTGAGCTTTCAATCCGATCTTGGCGTGAAACTCATCCTTTGGCATGTCCGAATAAAATTTGCTGTGCAGCGCGCCCGCCAGATCGGCATCAGACATATCGTTGTATTGGGGATACTGTTGGCGGATATCCGCAATCGTCGGCATCAGCGCAGCCCTAATGGATCAGGCTTGTCGCCCGTTGCGGTTTGCGTCGCCGCACTCGGTTTGAAATAGGTTTTGTTCTTGATGCCCTCCGCTTCCGCGTTGGCGGCATCGACGTGTCGGCGGATCATCTTCTCAATGCGCGTATAAACCGCCTGCCGTTCGGGGTCGGACATTTCCGGCGTCGTTTCGATCTGGTTGAGCAACTTGACTTCGGCGACCGCAAGCCGCGCACCGAACACCGCCTTGGCCTGACCGGCGACGTTTTGCAGCGCAAGGTTAGACATTTCCTTGGTATCGATGGCCCCTTGCGGGATGTAGTCGCTGGGCAGTAGCGCGTTGGCAAGCGAGGCGCGGGTTGAAGCGCCCGAACCCGTCCACGCCCTTGGCGACAATTCTTTCAGCCGCTTCAAATTATCAAGCACGTCCTCGCCGGATTGCGCCTGCTTTTGCGCGTCGGTGACGGCCTTCATTTCGGTCGGCGTCAAATCTTCCTTCGGCAGCTTGCCGTTGATCGCAACATAGTTTGCGGTGGTTTCGTCATAGCCGCGCGACTTCGCGTCAGCAAAGCGCGCATCGCGCTCGCGCTGATCCTTGGACGCGGGCGGCGCGCCGCTGGCGGTTGGCGGCGTCACATCCCTCGTTTTGCTAGGGTCAAGCGTGTTGGTGGCGATGATCCGGCCAGCGTCGTCTTTTTCGTATTTCCATTCACCGGGATTGAATTGCTTTTGCAGGAATGCGGTCGCAATCGGTCGCGTCAGCGGATTTTTATAGAGCGCGGCAAGCTGATCGCGGCTGATGCCAGCGGCGGCGGCCGGTGACGGCGACGTAAGATTGCTGGCAACGCGCCCAACGAGGGACGTGTCGGGCGGCTGCGCTTGCGCCGACTGTGCCCAGCCCGGCAATTCGCTGTCGTCGCCTTGCGCCATCACAGGCGGTGCGGTTGGTGCAGCTTGTGCGGTTGGTTGTGCGGGTGGCGCAACGGCTGGCCCCGCCTGCATCCCGCCCGGCAGGATCGGCGTTGCCGAGAATGCCGAGGGCGGCTCTCCCGGTGCGACTTGCGGCGGGGCGACTTGCGGGGCCGGTTGCGGCGGTTGCTGCGGTTGCTGCGGCGGCATCGCGCCCGGCAGTGGCGCGGGAAACGGCGCGGCGGCCGGGGCGGCTTGTTGTGGTGTCTGACCAAAGCCACCACCAATCAGCTTGGCCGCTGCCGCCTCGTCGCTATCCACCTTTTCATAGGTTTCCTGTGCGCGCCGCTCATTGGCCTGCTGAATAGCCAATAGTTCATTGGCGCGCTTGTCGGTGACGGCATAGCGCTTGTCCTCGCGGCCCTGTTCGACGCCTTTCTCTTGAAGGTTCAAGCCGATTTGGGCCAAGCTGGGAACGCCAGAACCGAGCAGTATCCGCATGTTGGCCTGCGGATCGGTGCCGAGTGAGGCCAAGGTCGATTGAAGCCGCTGTTGTTCCTGTGCCTTCTGATAGACGGTGCCGAGATTGCCGAGCGCGCCCCACGTCGAGGGATCAACGGTGTTGTTGATGTTCGATTGCGGGATTTGCAGTTGGTTAATCGCCACTGTCGGCTTCCTCAGGCTTGCGGAAATATTTCGCGCGGCGCTCGATTTCGCGGCCCCAGCCCTCCGCGAACGATGAAGGCGTTTGCGGGCCGCTCATGCCGGGATAGGGATTGCCCGCAACATTGGTCATGGTGCCGTTTGTATAAAAACCTAAACCTTGCTGGTGCATCATGTAGGTTTCGGCTGGCGTCGGAGCGCGGCCGAATGACTGCGTGAAGCGGGCGTTGTTATCGGCCGCGAGCTTCGCCGCTGCGGTCGCGTTGTCCATCGCGTTGTAGATGCTGCCCGAACCGTGGCGCGACCATTCCGAGCCATCGCCGCGCGAACCGATCTGAAACAGGCCCTTGTACTGCGTCGGCCGCTCAACATTGCTCGATGGATTGAGGCTGCTTTCAATCGAGGCAATCGCCTTCCATGTCGGCACATCCATGCCAGCGGCGGCAGCGGTGGAGCGAATTGCTGCATCCACATCGCCGCTTGTCGGCGGTGCCGCGAATGCCGCCGACGTGCCACCGGGAGAGGGTGAAACCGGCGTTGATGGTGCGATTGATGCCAGCGTTGACGGTGCCGCGCTGTAGCGGGTCGCAAGCGCCGTCAGCGTGTCATCCTGCGGTGTGGCTTGGCCGAGCTTCGCCAGCGGCGAAAAGTCGAACGCATTATTGATGGCGGGCGCGGCCGGGAGCGCGAGCGCTTTGATCGCCACGACTTTAGCCGTATCCGGTTGGGCTTCCGCCGCCCATGAACAGTTTGCCAGCGTTGCTGCCGATCTTGCCGACCAGCGAATTGGCAACGCCGCCCGAACCGCCGCTCAACCCCAAGGTTGCCAGCGAAAGACCGGCCCCGAGTAGATTTTTCGCACCCGCCGATTGGCCCGCCGCCACCATGTCATTATCGGACATGGTGCCGGACGCGATGTTGCCCGCGACGCCAGCCTGATCGCTGCCGTACTGGTAGCCGAGATTGCCGAGCGAGCCATAGCCCGCCGCCTGCCCCTGCGCCGCTTGGCCGGTCGCGCTTAGGCCCATGCCTGCGGTTTGCTGCAAATTTTGCAGCCATGTGTTGTATTGCTGGTTTTGAAGGTTTTGCGTGAAGGTGCCGACATCCTCCGCAGCATTGCCGGATTGCGACATGCCGCTCGCGCCCAACTGGCGCAAGATCGCATCGGTGCCCGCACTGACCGCGCCGGTGTAGCCGGGCGCGTTGGTAAACGCGGCTTTCGCCGCTGCGGTGCCCGATGCGCCGCCCGCGCCCTCCGCGCCGAGCAACAGATCACCCGCCTGATTGTACTTCGTGCCGAGGCCCGCGAGCGGGGTATAGGCCCCAATGGCGTTATTGAAGTTAGTGACGCCCGTTTGGTAGCCGGTGCCGAGTGCCGCGTTCGCCGTGCCGCCGTATTGCGAGAGCGCTCCCGCGTTGGCGTTAGCCGCATCCTGTTGCGCACCGCCGCCGAATAGCGTCGAGAAAAAATCGGCCATCAGTTTGCCCCCGGCAGGAATTTCTTTTGCGCGGCGTTCCAGATCAGCACTTGACCGTTGGTCAAGGTCGCCGGGTTCACTTCGGAAAACAGGTTGGCGAACGCGGCCAAGGTTTGAAGTTTGTCAAACCAGACAGGATCGACGCCGGTTGGCGTATCGATGGGAACGCTCTGGCTCGGAAGATTGATTTTCATCGGAGTTGATCCACTTGCATGTCAGCGCCCATGAAGGCGAACGACAGCGGCGCGCTCTCGCGCAAGCGCCAGCGCACGCCCTGATTTTGTGCCTGTCCCCAAATTGCGGAACGCACCCGGCCATCGGTCAGCGATTGCCGCCCGATCTTGACCACGCGCGGATTGCTCCACGTCTGGCCGCCGTCGCGCGAAATCGAAATTGAAATATCCGGATCGGTTTGCAGCGGGTCCGCGCCGGTCGCCATGCCGACGCCCTTAGTCAGATAAAGCTCGATGCCGTTGACGCGGATTTTGTAAGGGAATGCCGGAAGCGGCCCGGTCTCGATGGTGATTAGTAGCGGGTCGCCAAATTCGCTGGAAACGCTGCCGTCGATCACGGCGAGGTTGCCGCTCTTTCTGTCGCCGCAAACCCAGACACCGAACGCCCACAACGGAAACCGCCCGCGCCAGTATTGCTGCAAATGCGATTTGCGCTCATGCCACGATTGCAGCGTCGTGTCGTATTCCCAGCACCACGCCGGTCCCTGTACCGCCACCATGCCGTGGCCTTGAGCGACATAGACCGAAACCGTGATGACGCTCTTGTCCGGCTCCGCTTCGATCTGCAAATCCAGATCGGGCGTCGAGATCGGCGTTGGCGTGTAGCCGGAAAGTGTCGAGACCTTGAAGTCGTCGCCGACGAAATAAATCCCCTTGCCGAAACCGTCATCGTGACCGGCAATCGCATTGATGCCGACGACGCCACGCGGGATGGTCGCAACGTAGGACAACAGATAGCCGGTCGGGTTGACCGGCGTTCCCCACACTTCAATCGAGTTGGCCCCGCACAACAGCAATTGGCCGTTGTAGGGGATCGGCCGAAACAGCGTGTCCGGCTTGCTCTGCGCGGTCGCAAAGTTCAACGCGTTGATGTTGGTCGGGGTGGCGCTGGTGTCCGGATCGGTCGCGAACACTTGCGCGTTCGGATAGACGAAATGAAACGAGCCTTGCAGATAACCGACCGCACTTGGCGAGCCG